CATGTCAATATGTTTATTTATACAGTAGTTATCTTTTGTATCTTTCCCCCGCGCGATTGTCTATAGTTCCATATACCAGACGGTAAACGTGCCTAATGCGAGATCGTTAGATTCACACTGGACTATCACGGCGCGGGGATACGGTAACGTATAGCCTAGTTTGCGAGTGGTACTGGTTAGGGTGTTCTATCCTGATCAGGCAGTAGCGCGAGGTATCCTATTTCTATTGTCGGGGGTTATGTCGCGCCCTATTCTTTTCCGGCAATGGGAGTTATTTAAATGTCACACGAACTAGATATTAATCCTATGACGTTACAACCCCATATGGCAATCACCATGAATGCTGAAAAACCATGGTGGGAGACTGACGGATTCAGCGCGACTCGCATTGATCCGAATGACTCCCCGCAAATATGGCGGGAAACTGCGTTACCTTGGGAAGTAGAAAAGACTCCGCTAATGTATATCACCGATGTAAATGATAGACGACGTTTTACAGACAATCGCAACGTATGGTCGCGGGATTCTATTAAGATTCTAGCTGACGATACGCGATTAAATGGTGTAACCGTCAATGGTAGAACTACGTTAGAGCAAAATCCGAAGTTTGCTATTTTTCGCAACGATACCGGGCATTTGTTAGGCCTAGCATCTAATCGTTATCACGTCCATTCTATGGATGATCTATGTGACGCAATGGCGATAGTCTGCGAAACGGGCGGTTATAAAATGTCCAGCATTGGAAGTCTTAAAAAGGGCGCTGAAATATGGTTCATGGCGCAAACTGGTGAGACTCACAATATATGTGGTGAGCCATTTAAGCGTAACGTCGTGATGTCCACTAGCTTTGATCAGTCTAAAACGTCGCTAGCGTATTGCACGGATGTAGCGGTTGTTTGCAATAATACGCTGCAGTTTTCTCTACAGCACTCTAGTAACTTGTTTAGGTTTTCACACTTGCAAGCGTTCGACCCTGAAAACGTCGTTGGAAATCTGCAAGCGGTATCAGAAAATCAGGATAGTCAAAAGGTGCTGTTAGAACAGTTGGCTGATCACGATATGAAACGTAATGAACGGATTAAGTTTTTTCGTCAAATTGCGGATCTAATCGTACCAGCTAACAAAGTAGAGCGCGAAAAAGAGCTAGTACGTATTGGCGACGATTTTGAAGCTACCTATTTGTTTGGACCCGGCGGAGAGTTTTCCGGAGAAGGTCATAGGCGCCGAAAAGTCATAGGCGCTGGTTACGGTATCGCTGGTTATGTTGGCGAAATTCGTGATCCGGTACCTAGTCGTATTAACACACGTTATGGCGCGTTGCAGGCCGTTAGTCGATACGTTGATTATGAAATGCTCACGACCCAGAAGGGCCAGAGCAAAGCTAATCGTTTCCAACGTGCGTTTGTTGGTGACGGTCGCAAAGTAAAAGATACAGCGTTATCTAATCTTTTATTGAGGGCTGCATAATGTCACGTAAAAAAACATATGGCGAAACACAGCACGATATAGTCAGACTGATAACACAAGCACAGCTTTTGAGTGTTGCAACACAGAAAGTGCTTAACAGCATTAGCGAATGCTTTACGTTTGATCTAGTGGACTTGCATAAATTACACGATACAAACGAAGACTTTGAGCTTGAACTACGTCATTACTATATTGAAAGGGTTAGTAAAGAATGGAAGCCGGACCATTCGTTGGCGTCTAGGTATGGACCATAATGGACACCGACATTTTTCCACAATTCCCGTTTAAAGCTATCCGCGCAGCGACTACGGAAAAACGCTGTATAAGTTGTAGTCGTGAAATGACTGAAAAGCGTCATAGATGGTCATTGCAGCAATGGCGTACATATCAAGGCACAGGGTACTGCGCGCAATGTCAAACGGAAATGCTTGACGACGATATAGATATAGACTTTAAATATGGGGGTACAATCTAATTTTAATTTTTCTGATGATAATATTTTTGTTACTTGTTGGTTTTTTTCTATAATCACACGAGGGCTGCCAACTGGTAGCCCTCGATTTTTACCCTTTAATATAAGAATATTCTAATATACCTATTCAGCTATATTAGAATTTGATTATATTCTAAATCTACTATATTAGAATTCGGTTATATTCTATTATTAGAATATTACTCTGGCCCTATAAATGGGTATAACTTTCATATTCGACACAGGCCTAAAAAACGCTCTGTGCAAAATCCTAGAAAACGCTCTGTGCAAAATTCTAATGGCGCTTTTTCTCTTTTTCCACAATCACAGTTACATCGTTTTTTGTATAGCAAAGTTTGCAATCTAGGCATTTTTTACCTGTGCAATTTTCTAGGGGATTCTCTCCCGTGACGTTATTAAATACTTTGTCGAAATATGGCGGCAATGACGTTCTAACCCTATCGACTACGGGATTAGAAAACACCAGCAACAAATTGCTGGGTTTTTCTACTTTAGTATAAAAGCTTTTTATATAGTCTTTTCGTTTAGTCCACAGTGCAAAGGTAGTCTGGGGGTTAGCTACAACGAAACTGTTAAGGTTATCAAGGTGCTGTAGGTTTATTAGTTCGCCATGGCCGTGTAACCGAAACCATGCGTCGTTGGTTGTTGGGAATTCATGCTGTGCCTTGCTAGACAACCATTCACTATTACGCTCAAAACTAGGCACGCAATTTTTACGGCTGCCCTCAAGCATAGCGCCAGAGTAACAGATTTTGCATATAACGCTGGGGGATTCAACGTGTCGCATCACGTTACAATAGGGATTGGTGAGGGTGTTGGTATTAACCGCCCTTAAACCCTTGAGCTTGCCCGACATAATAGAGATATGCAACACAAAACGGAATCTATCTTAATCTAGGCACTCTGTCAAATTATTCTTTTTCCGTTTATACGCTGTAGCTGTTCGGTGTACATAACCAGTGTACCGGCTATGTTTTTGCACTAGATTATTCTGTCGTCGTGCGGCCCTTTTCCCTTTGGAAGCGGCCCTATCATCCCGCCCTGTGGTGGTAGATTCCACTTGTTTAGTACCCACTCTATAACCCCCTGTGGATCTCCTCTGTGTATATCCTTCCTGTGTGTAAAAGCTTTTACCAACCACTCCATAGAGATAGTTATCCCCTGTGGTAATAACCTCTCGTAGACAAACTCCCGTGCGTCGTGTGATCTATTAACGCTGGCTAAACTTCGCTTCTTTTTCATAGACTGTGTATTATAAACTCATCTCTGTGGACATAGCTGTCTTTTTGACAGGGCATAGTGATCTATGGCCCGTCTTTCACAGCTTGGTACACAGTACAGATTGTCACGGCATCCTTTAGGATGGATTTACAAAGATCACATTCCCGTGTTTTACCAACCGCCCCCTGTCATAGCGGTGTCCTGTGTGACGGCTTCTGTGGGTTCCGGGTGCCGACCCCCTATTCTTCTACAGCCCAGCATCTGTATTTTCATCCCTTCTTACTTATGTAAGGTTTTGGGCGTTAAGTCATTGATTTTAAAGGGCCAAAAACACGTTTCGTTTTTGGCTATATTACAGAATGTTATTGTGGTATAATAATACCACAATAACGGAGGCTGTGCAATGAAAAAAACAATGGCGGAACAACAGATACATTACATCCTAACAAAGCTTAGAAACATCAAAAAGGAGTCTGTGGCGACTCGACGCAAAACGGGGAATTTTGATAAAGACATCATGCTAAACCGTGCCACTAGCCTGATCTACAAGGCCCATCGCCTGAAAACCACTCGACGGACAAAGAATTTCGTTATGTCCCATTCGTGGAAAATATACATGGATATACAAGCAATGTCCAGTGCCGATAGCATAGAGGATGAGAACCTTGTGCCGCTCTCTCAGATAGTCGCACATGTTGAAGGAAAAACAGAGGAGGGTGCTATTGACATGAGCAGCCCATCACTCTATAGTGGCGGCCTTGGGTACGCGCATGTGTCTTGGAAACACTTTTGGGCGGATGCTAATCCCCGCACAGGGTTGTGGCCAGATCAATGGTTTGTGTCCAAATGGCCTAAATGGTACAACATATATAGGAATCTAGAGGATACGGGATATTGGGTATTCACAAAGACTTAGAAACACTATCTGAAAAATTAGTCCTTGAGCCGCATTTACTCCAGCCTTATCTGGAAATTGAGTCTGAGCAGTCGATACGCTCTGCTGACGAATTCACTAAGGAAGTATTAGATTATTACATTTTAGGGGAAGAGAAGCAGGGGATAAAGTTACCTTGGCCTAAATTAGAGAACACGTTTAGGCTGCGTAATGGTGAGTGCAGCATCATTGCAGGGATAAATTCAAGCGGAAAAAGCCTCGTTGTAGGCCAGATAACTCTCTCGGCTTGCGCTCAAGGAGCTAAAGTTCTATCTGTGAGCCTTGAAATGCCGCCGCGTAGCCAATTAATCCGTATGTGGAGACAAGCAAGCTTATCTGCCACTCCCGACCTAGACTTTGGCATAGAGTTCAACTCTTGGAGTAGGGGAAAGCTTTACTTTTTTGACAAGGAAGGGTCTATTGATATGAATACCCTTGAAGCGGGTATTCGTTATGCCATCGCTCATTATGGCGTGAACTTGATAACAGTTGACTCGCTAATGACAATCTCCGGCATTCGTAATGATGACTACACAGCACAGAAAGAGGTCGTATGTCGATTAGCTGACCTATCCAGAGATTTGGATTGTCATATATTGCTTGTGGCCCATGCTAGGAAATCCATGTCAGTCAAGGATAAGATAGACCGATTTTCGATTAGGGGAGCGGGAGAACTAACGGACCGGGTAGATAATGTAATTCTCCTACAAAGGTACTACAGTGATGACGAGTTGGATGCTGATTGTTGGTTGGCCATATCCAAGGCTAGGCATTGGGATACAGGGGAATGTGAGATTGACCTGTGGCTAGACCTAGCTTCGTTAAATGTTTTGACTGAAGGACAAAAACCTGCTAAACTGGTAATGTATGGACAAGAGCTGGAAGAGGTTTGAGCGCAGGGTAGCCGCTAAAAGCGGTGGCAGAAGAGTCCCTGTGGCTGACCAAGAAACCCACTTGGATGTTGCCCACCCAGTTTTTGGGATAGAGTGTAAGTATCGCGCCTCTCTACCCAAATACCTCAAAGATTACTTCGCACAAGCGAAAGAGGGGTGCAAGGAGGGGCAAATACCAGTAGTGGCTATGGGTGAGAAATACAGTAGTACGGTGTACGCCTTGTTAAACTTTGACGATTTGATAAAACTTTCTGGAGGGAATAATGTACAGGAATGACCCTATTGTAAATTTTATGAGTGAGATGCTTGAGAGTGTAGTGCAGCCCCGTAAGGGGTACAGAGGCGACGCATTGCCTGACATGACAGCAACAAAGGATAATCCCGTTAGACGGCCCAAGCGCACCACTACAGTGAAATGGTACGATTGTTGGTATGACGCTGATGGATCATACCATGAAATTTTAGTAGAGACGGGGGGCGACGAGCCTAATGAATGACTACCAATCCTTCATTCACAAGTCCCGGTATGCCCGTTACTTAGACAACGTAGGTCGCAGGGAAACGTGGAAGGAGACGGTTGAACGGTACTGTTCTTTTTGGACGGACAGAGGTGAGATGCCCCTGCCTGAAGAGGTCAAGAAAGCCATACTAGACATGGAAATCATGCCTAGTATGAGGGCCTTGATGACGGCGGGGCCAGCTTTGTCTAGGGACCACATGGCTGGTTATAATTGCAGCTATATGGCCGTGGACCATGTGAGGGTTTTTGATGAGAACCTGTACGTTTTGCTCTGCGGGACGGGGGTAGGATTCTCAGTTGAGCGGCAGTACATAAATAAACTGCCAGACGTAGCCCCTGAGTTTAATAGATCAGAGACTACCATTGTGGTTAGGGATAGCAAGATAGGCTGGGCTACTGCCCTACGCGAACTAGTCACCCTTCTTTATCAGGGAGTTATTCCCAAAATAGACTTGTCTAGGATTCGCCCTTCTGGGGCTAGACTAAAGACGTTTGGGGGTAGGGCTTCCGGCCCAGCGCCCCTAGAGCGGTTGTTTAATCACTATATTAGGGTATTTCAAAGCGCCAAGGGACGTAAACTCACCAGTATAGAGTGTCATGACCTTCTTTGCTTCAATGGAGAAGCCGTAGTTGTTGGGGGCGTCAGAAGGGCAGCGGAACTTAGTCTTAGCAATCTAACTGACGAGAGGATGCAGCGTGCCAAAATGGGCCAATGGTGGGTAGATGAGTCGCAGAGGGCCTTGTCCAATAACTCCGTTTGCTACACAGAAAAACCGGACATAGGTATCTTTATGCGGGAATGGGTCGCTCTGTACGAATCTAAGAGCGGTGAGAGGGGTATATTCAATCGCCAAGCAGCAAAGGATCTTTCTCCTGACAGAAGGGACAAGAGCCACGATTTCGGTTGCAATCCTTGCAGTGAGGTGATACTTAGAAGTTCCGGTTTATGCAATCTATCAGAAGTAGTGCTCAGACCCAACGATAGTCTGGAGGATGTATTACGCAAGGTGCGGCTAGCCACTATCTTGGGTACTTACCAATCCACCCTTACGGATTTTAGATATGTGCGTCCTATATGGAAACGCAATGCAGAGGAAGAGAGGTTACTAGGGGTTAGCTTAACCGGGGTCTTTGACTGCCCTGCGGTGCTGAACGCAACTCCAGAATCATTAGAGGATCTAAAGCTGCAAGCGGTAGAAATTAACGGGTTGTGGGCAAGGAAATTGACCAAGCATGGCAATACAGAGGTTAGCCCGTCCGTTGCTGTAACGTGCATAAAACCCTCTGGAACTGTCAGCCAGCTTGCTGGGGTCCATGGTTCTGGACTCCATCCAGCCTACGCTAGATACTATACACGAAGAGTTAGGC